TTGGTTGACCCAGCGGTCAATCACAAACTGGCCGCTGGCCGTTTCACATCGCGGATCGACCCCGTTGCGGCAACCGTTCTGGCCGTGGCGCAGGGCGTTCGTATGCGCCGCGCACCCACACAAACAAAAGGGAGATTGGCATGGGGCTGACAAAAATTGTATCGCGCCTGATTAAAAAGCATGGGCAGGCGGCAACATTGCTGCGTTTAGGCGAGGAAATTGGCGACGATGGATATGGGAACGTCATTTATGGCCCCGATACATCTTACCCCGTCACGCTGTTGTCTGCGACCTATGCAATCGAATTGCAGCTTATCGCGGGCGGTTTTTTGGACGTTGGCGATCAAAGGGTGCTGGTGTCTGTCGAAGGGCTGACGGTTGAACCCGCGACCACGGACAAGCTGTTGATTGACGGCACCGAATTTGAGGTGCGGCGGGTTGCCCCGCTTTCCCCCGCTGGGGAGGTCATATTCTGGGAAATGCAGGTGCGCGATGACGACTAAGCGCAAAGAGCATGTGCGGCACTCTGCGCGGATCACACGCGGCCCCCGCTGGCGTTCTGTGCGCAAACAGGCGCTTGAGCGTGACGGCTGGGCTTGCGTCCAGTGTGGCACCCACAAGCGGCTTGAGTGTGACCATATCAAGCCCGTCCGAACACACCCCGAACTGGCCTACACGCTGACCAATTTACAAATTCTCTGCGGTGCCTGTCACACGCGGAAAACCCGAATTGAGGTGGGGCATAAGCCCCTGACCCCAAAGCGCCAACAATGGCGCGACCTGCTGCAAGACATGCAGCGCAACCCGTCGAGCATAGGAGATACATCATGCTGACATCGAAAAAACTGGAACTGAGACGTTCCGAAATCCGCCAAAACCTTGCCGAACTGGCAAACATCGAAACCCCGTCTGAGGACGAAACCCGCAAGATGGGCGAACTTGATATGGAATACCGTGCCAAGGAAACCCAATACCGTGCCGCGCTTATCTCTGAGGATGAGCAACGTGACGCGGCAAAGGACGAACTTGAAACCCGTTCCGGTTCCGAATGGGCCGAAATGATGGGCAAGTTTGAACTGCGCCAAGTGGCATTTGCGCTGGACGAAGGTGCAGTAATCAGCGGCGCGACGAAAGAGATTATTGACGAAATGCGCAGCGCGGGCGGTTATCAGGGTATTCCTATCCCGCTGGCAGCTTTGGAAACCCGTGCGGGCGAAACCGTGGCATCGGGCACAATCTCGCCTGAAAACATCCGCCCTGTGATCGACCGTATTTTCCCCGGCTCTGTCGCTGAAAAGCTGGGCATCCAGCGGATCAACATCCCGCAAGGTTCGCTGGCGTTCCCTGTCGCAACTGGCGGGGCCTCCTTTGGCTGGCAGACATCTGAGACGGGCAACGTGGGCGCGGCGGCGGCTTATGCGACGACTGAGCGCAGCTTGTCACCTGACCAAACTGGCGGGGCGCAAATGGTTATCACCCGCAAGGCGCTGAAACAGTCTGGCGAGGGCTTGGAAGCGGCAATCCGGCGCGATCTAAATGCCGTTATCGGTGCAGAGTTGGACAACATCACTGTCAACGGCTTGGGTTCCTCTGGTGAACCTCTGGGCATCATTCCCGGCGCTGTCACTTATGGCATTGAATCCGAGGACGTGAGCGCAGCGGCCTCTTGGTCGGCTTTCCGTGCTGAGATCGTGGCTTTCATGGAAGCCAATGCAATCACAAGCGCGTCACAAGTCAATCTGGCCTTTGACCCTACTATCTGGGCTGATTTGGATGATGCGCTTATCTCTGGCACCGCTGTCAGTGAATGGGACCGTCTGACAAAACACGTTGGCACCCCCGCAATTAGCAACATCATCCCGTCCGAAACGGCGGTAATGACAGCCAATGTGCAGGGCGTCGCACCGGGCTATCTGGGCATTTATGGCGGCATCGACCTGATCCGAGATCCGTTCACAAAAGCGGCGTCCGGTTCTCTTGTCCTGACGGGCCTTGTCACTGCTGACTTTACAGTGCCACGCGGCTTGCAAACCCGTATTTTGACCAACTTGGCGGCGGGTTCCTAATGCTCTGGGGCGGTTCCAAAGGCGGGCTTGAAGTCCGCACCTCTGCGGACGGTTCTACCGTCCTCAGGGGCCGCTTTCCCTACGCAATCCCGACTGTTTTTAGTGATGGTCGGGAAAAGCGGCGGGAAGTATTTGAGGCGCGGGCATTTGGCGCGTCCGTTGCCGATGGTGGCGACGTTCACTTGCTGGTACATCACGACATGAATAAGCCTCTGGCATCCCGTGGGGCGGGTTCCCTGACCCTTGAGGATACCGACGACGCGCTGACATTTGAGGCTATTCTTGCGCCTGAAATGCGGTCTGTCGGGTATGTCCAAGACTTTCTTGGCACTTTGGCGGCTGGGCTGGTCGGTGGGATTAGTCCAGGCTTTCGGGTTTCCCAAGGCGGCGACTATGTGAAGCGATCCAGCGGCGGCGTTATGCGTGTTGTGCGATCTGCGGACCTGATCGAGATAAGCGCGGTCACAAAGCCCGCTTATCCGGCGGCGCAGATTGAGGCCCGCAACTGGACGCCTGACCATGCCGTGAAACCCCGCACAAACGCGGCCCAACGGTGGAGGGCATAAAATGACGGACCTATTGCAAGAAAATGAAGCGACCCCGGCAAGCTATCCGGCCACGCCTTCCGGGCTTTCTATCCCGGGGGCGGCGTTGGATGCTGAAATGATTTGGGAACGGATCGAGGCATACACCCGGACCCGCTACACGGCCCGCGAATTGGTGTGGACTGTCGAGGGGAGCGAAGGCGAGAGCTGGACGCCCCCGCTGTCGCCTATCGCGTCTCACACGGCTGAGAAGTGGGAAAACGGCGCATGGGTATCAACGGCATTGCCTGACGGCCCCGTGGGACTCTGTCTGCCCTCTGACGGTGTGTTCAAGGTCACGGCGCAAGTGGGTGACGGCACCCCGCCTAAGGCCGTCTCTGAAGCGTTCCGGCGGCTTGCTGAATACATGGCTGACGATACCGACCGGGCGGGCGTGTCCAGCTACAGCGTGAACATGGGCGGGGCTATTCAGGAAAGTTATCAGCGCAATGCGGCCCACGCGGCCCGTGCGCTTGAAAATAGCGGGGCGGCTGACATGCTGCGCCCATATCGGAGGCAGAAATAATGTGGCCATTCAAAAGCAAAACTGAAACGCGGGCAGCATCCGGCACCGGATACACCGCGCAAATGATCCAAGCCCGAACGGCTTACATCACAGGCACAAGCGGGCGGGCAGAACTGACGGCCACGGTCCAAGGTGCGGTCACATTATGGGAAAACGGCCTTTCCGTTGCTGATGTGGAAGGCACTGACCTGCTGACACGGCGGGCGCTGGCAATCGCGGGGCGGATGCTGGCGCTGCGTGGTGAGGCGCTTTTCTACATCACGGATGAGGCGCTTATTCCGGTGTCAGATTGGGATTTGTCGACACGGCTTTCCCGTCCAACGGCTTACCGCCTGACCTTGCCTGACATTGGCGGCGGCAAGTCTGTCACGGCGCTTGCGGGTGAGGTGCTGCACTTTCGGATCGGGGCGGACGCAATCCAGCCTTGGTTTGGCACCGCGCCCTTGAAACGGTCCAGCTTGTCGGCTGATCTATTGGAAATCATCGAGCGGGCGCTTGTCGAGGTTTACGGTGACGCGCCTTTGGGTTCGTCTATCGTTCCAATGCCTGAAACGCCGGAAACCGACCTTGCAGATATCGCGCGAGGCTTTCGCGGATCACGGGGCAAGGTGCTGGTGCGTGAATCGGTGCAGGTGCAAGCGGCTGGAGGTCCAGCCCCGGCGCAGGATTGGCGGGCTAACGATTTGACGCCTGACCTTTCCAAAGCATTGCTAGATAAGACGCTGGACCAAGCCCGCGACCAGATCAACGCGACCTTTGGCATTTTGCCCGGTCTAAATAACAAAGCGACCACGGGGCCGATGGTGAGGGAAGCACAACGCCACCTTGCAAGCTGGACCCTACAGCCAATGGCAGAGGGCATGGCAGAGGAAGCCACGGATAAGCTGGGCAACACGGTCACGCTGGACGTTATGCGTCCGCTACAGGCGTTTGATAGTGGTGGACGTGCAAGGACGGTCACGGCGCTTGTGAAGGCGCTGGCAGAGGCCAAGGCGGCGGGCGTTGATCCGGCTACGGCGCTGCATTTGGTGGATTGGCAGGAATAGAGAATAACTGCGGGGCCAGTTTCGACACGGCCCCGCGTGAACTATTTGGGATACTTCTTATACCCGTCTGTTTTCGCACCGCACCAAGGGCAAAAGCTAATACTAATACCATCAGAACGCGCAAATTCGCCTTCATGGTTCAGCGTCATAATGTAGAATGAGTTTGACTTATGATCGTCTGGACCGCCAACGAAGTTGCTAACAAACACGAATTTTTCGCCGTCCACAGCGTCTTTGAACATGTCGCAACAAGCAGGTTCCCGTTCCCATTCAAACGTGCCACCTACGTGCTCGCTGTTTAGTCCTAATTCCATCGCCATTTGATCACCCTTTAAACATTAGCTGAATACACTATCGGCATAGGATGGAACGAATTTAGGAGCCTTACAACCCTTCGCTGAAGTAAACCGCTAACCAAAATTAAGCGTTTTAGGGTTGGCGGGTTTTTGGGCGGGTTGTTCCTGATCGTGAGCTTAAAGTTTATACTTATCAACCTGTTGTGTAAGGTTTTGGAGCGGGTAACGAGAATCGAACTCGTAACTAAAGCTTGGGAAGCTGCCGTGATACCTTTTCACCATACCCGCGCGCTGAGGTTGGGATAATCGGCGCGCCGGGGAAGGTCAAGTCAGGGTTTCGTCGCGGTGACGAAATTGATTTCGGCGGGCAGGCGCAGGGGGCCGTTTTGCGCGTAGGGCCGCAGGGCATCGGCAATGGTCTGCCGCAACTCGGCGACTTGGTCGGGGTTGGCGTCAAAATGGGTGATCGCGCCGCCGGCCGGGCCAATGTCACACATCTGCCGGGCAAGGTCATCGACCGTGCCTGCGGGGGTGAGGTCAAGCTGGGTCACCTTGCATGCGATATCGGCAAAGCC